AGTACCCTGATTTATTATCATAATATGTAATATCTCTAGGGAACGATAACGGGTATAGGGCAGTAGGCGTAGCCGTGCCGCCCCAATCCATGTCATCGAGAATTCCAGTGGCTGTTACTAAAGCTTGTTCTACTAAAGCATCTTTTGTAAACCAATTTTCTGAATTTAATCTATCTTCAAAATAGATATCAGATTCTGATATACTAACAAATGAGTTAGTTCCTTTTTGTAAAGCCATTATATTTCTCCGTATCTAATAGTTATAATAATTAACCGTGGAATATAGGAAAGATTCCTACTTGGTTAACGTTAGTTGCATGAACAGTCCAAGAAGCTTTATCAGCTAGGTCTATATTTGCAGGATATGCAGTTGCACTTCCAGCCCATGAGAATCCTTTAGGATGCATGATATTTCCCCATCTTGATAAAATAGTAACTGCTCCACCACCATTTCCAGCTAGTTCGTTTCTGTCAACCGCTGTTGGGTTAACTTGTCCGATTTCACTGTAATGGAATGCTGAAGGTTTAGCTAAGTAAGATACTTTTAAACCAGCAGGCATGTTAGCAGTTAGTACTTGGTTGTTAATAACTAATCTAATTTTTCCACCCATAACTGTTGAGAAATTAAAGTTACCGTCTACAACAGGAGCAACGTCAAGAACGTTTTGTTTTCTCATTGTATTATAAGTAGCAGTATCAACAACTAGGTAGTAAAAAGCTTCTTCATATTCACCTTTGATTGCAGTCATTGCATCAAATAGTGTATCGAAGAACGCAGATCTTTTATTAGCATTTGTTTCATTTGCAAATAACGCTACAGGAGCAGAACTTGAATCAGAACCAGTGTAATACCCGAAAGTATTTACAACGCCTTCTGAATCAGATGCACCAATAGTAGTAGCATCCCAAATTTTATCAGAAACACCGTTTAAGATTGATCTTAATTGTAGATCTTCTTTTCTTGCTCTTACAGCAGCGAATTGGCTACCTAAGTAAGAAAGACCATCTACTTTAGAGATTAGTTTCTGGATTGATGCTTCTTGTGCAGCAATGTGATCGATATTTTTAACATACACAGCAGATTTGTTTGAAGCAGACATTAAGTTAATGTTTGTATCAGCAATAGTTTCTGATTGTTTGTATGCAGTTGATGGATCAGCGAAATCTAACCATCTTAGTGTACCAGTATAATTTTCACCAGCATCAGTGATTCTAGCGTCAGAACCAACTAGTGCAGTTGAAGTTAATAACGCTGCGTCTGTTCTTTCAGCTTGTGCGTAAGCTGCAATTGCTTTGGCAATGTTATTAAAATTTGAACTTGTTACAGTCATTTGTTTTTTCCTTTTATTATTATTGAAGCATAATTGCTTCGGTTATTATTATAAAAGATTAGGCTTAGTCAGCCCAGTCTCCGTCAACTTTAACGTTACCTTTTTCAATATTTAAAATCAGTTCGTCAGTTGACATCTCTTTTATAGATTTAACAGGATTGTTTCCTGATGCAGGTTTAGCTGGATTGATTCCAGTTCCTGCATTTGCTTTAACTGAAAATAAAAATGCATTATTATCGTCTTTAGCATATGATGACACAGCATCATTAATACTTAAACCGTTTTCATGTACCCAATTTCCAGTGCTATCTTTCTTTAAACTTCCTACGATATCTTGATATGCCATTGTAGCGGCTTTATCAGATTTGAAATTTAAAGAGTTAAGTTGAGAACGCACAGCGTTATCTCTGCTTAATTCTGTGTTTTTTTGTTCATAAGTTTCAAGTTTAGCACTCATCTCAGCTATTTTCATTTGCATAACTTCTGAATGTTTACCTTGTTTCTCTAAGGACTCTATTTCAGACTTTTGCTTTTGACTTTTAGCTTCAGCAACAGCAGCAAGAGCATTATCTCTTTCAGTGTATGCATTATCTAAATTACTTTTGATGTTTTTAATAGCTTTAGAAACCTCAGCATCAACCAGACTTTTAATATCTGTTTGTTCTGTTTTAGGTTCACCAACTATAGTGTCTTCTTGTACTTTTACTTTTATTTCTTCACTCATTATTATCTCCTTGGGACACGGCCCTTGTTATATTTATTAATGAATCTATACTTATAAACAAATATAAATTCTATACTTTAGCATAAACTGATCTAAAAATTAATTTTTCTTTTTCAGTTAATGGTTTTTTGTTTTTAATTGCGGATTTTAAATATCTAATTAATTTATTAGATATATCTTCATCTTTACGAATAAATATAAGTTCTATATCTAATTCAGTTTTAAATAATTTTTCATATTTAATTTTTATTTCAACTATTTCATCTCCTCCGCTTAGAGATAAAAGTTTCGCAAAAGGACTAATCATATATTTCTCCTATTCTCTTAACTAACTCATCAAAAGTTTTTGTAGTGTTAGGTGCATAGTGTTCAGCAATTTTTCTATTAATAGATTGTATTTCTTTATCAGGATACTTTCTAAGCATAGCTACATATTCAGCAAAAGCCTCAGAACTATTACCCTCTGTTAAAACTCTAGCAGAAGGTGTTCTACCTATTACTGGAAACTTTTTATAATAACCATCACTATGTCCTGCCCCTATTTTATTAAAACTTATAGAACCTATATAATCATTCATCTCACCTCTAAAATCTCTATCATAAGTAGATAATAGTGAACTGTCTAAAGTTTTATTTTCTAATTTAAGTTTAAAGTTATAGATATCAGCATCAGTTATATCTGACTTAGAATTTAGATTTCTAAAGTAATATTTATAATTAGTAGTTCTATTGTGATAAATATAGTCCCTTATTTCATTATCTGTTAAAAATGATTTTTTAGAACTATTTAATTTTTTATAATAATCATTAAAACCCTTACTACCTATGTCATGAGTAGTACCCCCAATAGCTTGTCGAGATTGATAAATATATTTATTTCTTCTATCTCTTAATTTATAAGTTAAATCTTTATAATCATCTATTATAGAGTCTACTGCTAATTCAGACATTGTTTCAGGTCTTTTAGCTGATTGTGTATATTTACTATACTTTTTACTTTTATAACCAATATAAGTTTTCCCTGAATATTCTTTTATTTCTAAATCAACAAAACCTTTACTAAGTTTTTTAAAATTATCAGGATTAGATTTTACTATATCTATAATATTATCATCATATCTATGACCAAGTTCATGGATAACAGTAGTTTTCCAATTAATAGTTTTAGTCATATCATCACCAAGGTTATTAACTTTAGAACCTATTCTTAATCTATCACTAAATTTAGAATATTGACCACTACCGTACTCTATACTCTTTACAGGCTTTAATTGTCTGAAACCTATAGTAAACTCATCTTCTACATTACCATAATTATCTTTTAATAATGCTAACTCTTCAGATGTAGTATTACCATATAAAGGTGCCTGTTTTTTATTAACAGTTGTAGATACAGTTGTAGCTAAACCTTTATTAGTAGGTTTAACACCATTAAGTAATTCTTCTAATTTACTTACAGATACTAATTGACCATCTTTTGTACTAAACTGTGTAAACTTTAACTTACCCATGTTAAATATCGAAACTCTTTGTTGATTACCTAATACAGCTAACTTAAAATCATTAGTTTGTGTTGATAAAAACTGTTCAAAATTAGTTTCACTAGGAACTTGACCATTAAAGGATGCTCTCTTACTTTTAGAGATTCTTTGTAATCTTCTCTTACTAATTCTAGGACTATTTGTATCTCTTATATCTTCATAAGATTTAACAATAGGAACAGTTGTAGATCTACAGTTAAAATGCTGTGGAGGTCTTACACCTCTTGCATCATTCAATCTGAAGACCTTACCATCTAATCTTCCGCATATCATAGAAGTTCTTGAGTCTAAAGTTGCTACATATTGATAACCATCAATTACATCTTCGTTCAACTTGTAAGTTGCATCAGATATATTACTTGATGTTTCAGTTATAGCAGTTCTAGATAAAGTTTTTAATTGAGCAGTAGGTAAATCAATTGAATCACCTATGTTCTTAGCAATTTTATTAGAAGCTAAGTTATCTATCATACCTTTTCTCACAACATCTTTAATTCTTCTCTGTTGTGATAAACTAATAGATGCAATTTGCTCTGAGTATGTTCCTGCTGAATTAATAATTAAATCATTAACCTTCAACCCAGTATATACTTTACTTCTATAAACTTTACCTAAGCTTTGTTTTAAAGTATTGTTATGGAACTTAGAACTTGTGCCAGCCAGGGCTTTTAGTTCTGTAATTCCATTTCTGTATATCTTACGATAAGTTTTTCTAGTCTCTAACGTTAAAGCACGGTTTAAAGCGTTTACACTTTTGTTACCATTCTTTATAGCTGAGTTTACTAATCGTTTTTTATGGGATGACATGACTTTTGTTAAATCGGTATCTAGTTTCTTCTCGTAAAGACTTAAAAGGGCACGTTGTTTCAGCCCTCTAGATAATATATCATCGTTTATACTCATTTATTCCTTTATTTTTTAGCGTTAAGTTTATCTAACTCTTCGTTAATTCTTTTAGAATATTCAGCAATTAAGATATCGTTTTTATTAACATCTAATGTAGCTAATATCTTTTTGTTATTGCAATCACCTAGTATAGCTAAATTTTGTTTAACTGCAGGTGATAGATCACTTTCTTTATATTTTTTGTCATCAATAGTTATGATTTTATCTTCAACTTTTTTATCTATAGTCATTATTATTTCCTTTTATATGTTTTCTTTTTAGATTTACTTTTAATCTTC